TATTTTCATTGTGGCTCTTTCTTCTTTCAGCTCTAATAGCTCCAGCTTTTTCAACAGCACATTTATATGAAGAGATTCCTTGTGATTCTTCTCTGACTGTCTGAGAGAGTTCCCATGATGCTCTTTTTGTAGAAGAAGAGACCTCTCATTATGTTGTTTCTGTTCGTTATGAGACTTCTTTGCGAAGTTATGTGCGACAAGGGCTATTAGCAGCATTGCTATTCACCCCAGCATTGCGAATCGGTCGGGAACAATGGAAACGGTCTCAGGAACCATAGGAAAATGACTAGAGAGGAATTAATACTACGTTACCCCAACCACATAACACATACGTAATATATTTACATCAAACAAACAGATGCTAGGAAATAAAGAATCAGAATGAAAACTAACATACGAACTAGACCGAAATTTCATAGAGTGAATAGCTAAACGTATGGAAAGTAACAAAGGGAAATACGAACCTTACAACTGGCAGAAGGAAATGGACGTGGATAAACTCAAACAATCACTAGCAAGACACTTTGTATCTGTAATGAAGTGAGAGCATGAAGATGATGGAGAAGAACACTGACACCTCTATGCTATGTGTTGCAATATAATGATGATACTTTACCAATTAGATAACAATCAATAATGAAAGAAAAGAAACTAACATTATTAGAGATATTAGACGAGCAGAGTATAGTTAGCAATAAGAGGATAGTAATTGATCTACAGTATGGATCAGAACGACAAGAAGAACTACATACAGACATCATAAAACAAGTTCTCTTTGCAATGAAGCAGATGATTATTACAAAACATAAGAATAATTTATTTGAGTTTGATATATGTGATGAGTGAAAAGAAGCCTAGAGTAGATAAGAAGAAGAATGTAGCAAAGGTTGCAGCAATCCTAACTAAGAATCCCCATGCAACAGAAAGAGAGATAGCAGAAGCTACTTGAATGGGCAATGGAACGGCCCACAGAGCTAAAGAAGAACTGGAGAAATCTGGAGCAAAAGACGAAACGATACTATATATAGTTAATTGAGCAAAGAGCAGACTCAAGAAAATAGATGACGTGCTGAATAGGTTTGTTAATGAATCAGTTGCTAAATATGAACTCAATAGATCAGATACATCATTAATAAAGGATATAGCTAACGATGATCTAAAGAGGATAACAGTCTTGTGATGAAATATTACAGATAAAGACTGATGACTAAGAGTGAGAGAAACTGATTTACTTGATTAAGGATATATGGGATTTCTATCAAGAACATGGAGACTTAATAACCTCTATAAGATAATAGACAAAGGAGGTAAAGAAGTGACCTTTAGATTAAACGCATGACAAAAAAGACTATTCGAGAAAGAGAATGAACTAAGAGCGAAGTTTGGTAGAGTCTGGTTAAAGTTACTAAAAGCTAGACAGATATGATTCACAACATATAAGACGATAGACAAATTAGATAAAGCATTGTTTTATAGCAATGTAACCGCTAATATCGTTGCACATAAGAGAGATAAGCTCCAAGAGATATTCAAGAGGGTAAAGTATACATATGATAGGATTCCTGACGAGGTTGAACTAACTGACTGAAAGATATGGTATAAACCAAAACCTAAGTACAACAATAGGAATGAGTTGTACTTCCCGGATAACAATAGCACTATTAAGATAACACTAGATAGTAGATCAGGAACACTAACAGATTGTCATATATCAGAGGGAGCTTTCATAGACAACTTCAGGGATATGCTTAGAGCCACGTTACCTGCAGCAGAACAAGCAGACGTAACGATAGAAACGACAGCTAATGGTATGAATGAGTTTAAGGACTTCCGAGATAACGATCATAGGTTTGAGACGATGTTCTTCCCACGATTCGAACAGTTAGAATATCAGGCACAAGCTCCAGATTCATTCGTGCTCATGGAGGAATTACAGTATCTACAAGAAAGATACAAACTAACAGACGATCAGATGTTTTGGTATCAAGAGAGATACAGGAACGATAAGGATGGAACACTACAAGAATACCCCAGCGAACCTATTGATGCTTTCCTAGCTACAGGTAGACCGTTTTATGATCTACAACAGATTAAAGAGTACAAAGTCAATGAGTCATACCAAGAGGACACAGTACGAAAAGGGATGAAGCGATACAATAGAGATGATAATGACAATGCAATACGAGGGATAGATTTTGCTGAGTGATTAGATGATTGAGATTATACCACGATAAGAGTAAGAGACAGGAGACTCAACCTGATCTGTACATATAGATGAACTATAGAGCCTTGAGATGTTTGCAAGATAGTTAATTATATACGGAACAACTGAGTTAGATGAGTTATCTGACCAGAGCGTAACAATCATTGACACACTTTCCTACACGCATCTAAGTCATATAGTTGGTATGATTCAATATATATACCTAGACTAGATAAGGACGATAGAGACCAGAGGAAAGTATGACAAAGATGACGACACACAAACGTAGCAACAAGACCATTGATGTTAGATGAACACAGAGAAGTAATAACAGGGAGCTTGATAGAGATGGATGATGAACTCAAAGAGGAATGTTTCACATTTGTAGTAAAGAATACCAAGCCACAGGCAGACAATAATTGTCATGATGACGTCGTGATAGCTGATGCTATATGTTTGCAGATGCTAAAAGAGTGATCCTTTATAGATGAGCCAATGATTATAGTAGATCACACAAAACACCTATAATACACTTGCATTTGTACATTTGATTACTATATACAAGTCTATGAACGTAGGAGGCGTTTATAAGGCAGGCTCTCCATGAATAAGATATATAAAGAGGATGTAATAACACAAATAGACAACGAGTATCAGTTATGATACGATTTTGTGTCAACTAAAAGACAGAAGATAAGAGATAGAATGGCTATGTATAGGAATATCTCAGATCAAGAAGATAAGATATACGATAGAATGATAAGAACAATCGCCAAGACACGACTAGCTATCCATTACAACGACAAGAAGAGCGTTAGTTTTATGGGTAGACAGTGAAAGGTGTGATCTAACGAGAAAGCGAAACTCATTGAGGAGTTGGCTATTTTTGATTATGATGAAATGTGATCAGCTGAAAAAGACTATAGACATTTAGAAGACATTGCGTTGAAAGGTGTAGGTATTAGAGTTGGTTGACTATGGGATAATGATACAAGTACTCCAGAGTATATGGTAATTGATCCATTATGCTGGATTCCTGATCCTTACAATGATATAAACACTTGACCTAGATTCCATTGATTCGAGTTAGAAGTATGAAAAGGACAACTGTTAGATGGTTGATTCTTTGAGATAGATCAGATCAAATCTAAGACAGACCTAAAGATAGAGAGGTTCATTAAGGATAAGGTACAAGAATGAGAGAGTAGAGTTAATGTAGAGAACAGTCAAGAGGTACAAGCAAAGAGGGAGTTATCACACAAAGAGAAGAACATTAAGGGTAACGAGTTGTACTCTATCTATGTGCATTACACAACAGTATGAAATAAGAAGTATATGTTTACATTAGCAAACGATAGATCACTACTTATAGGAGAGAAGTTATTGAAGCCAGTAAGAAAAGAAGAAAAGAAGAATCCTCGTAAGATACCATTTCCAGTAGTGATAACAAACCTATCACCTATCCAGGATGATCCATTCGGAGAAAGCTTCTTCGATATATTAGAGGATAAGCAAGTGGCTAGGCAAGCGTTCTTGAATCTTATGAAGACTAGAGCGTTGCACGAGACTTTCTGAGATACATATTTAGTTGATCGTTCTGCTATAAAGAACCCTGACCAATTGAAACAGACTACACAATGAACTAAGTATGTGCGAGCTGACCTCACTAGGAATCCAAGCCCTATTAAGCAGGTAGAGAAACCACAGATCAAACCAGACAGTTATAATATGCCAGAGCTATTGAAGCAACAAGCATTTATGGAAGCTAACCTAGATGAGGGTAGTTTATGAGTATCTTGAGGTTGAGGTAAGACAGCAACAGAGAATGTAAGAGTGCAAAAGAATAGTAACCTAAGAATGGTATTAGACAGAAAGATGATCTTGTTGTGAGATAAGAAGTTCTGGGATATACTACGATATAGAGTCTACCAAGAGAACTTTAGAAATGGTAAGAAGAAACAAATACTCATCAGTTCTGGACTAGGTAGAGTGCCACAAGCAATCTCATCTGATGAGTTCAACACAGTATGAGATGTGAGAGTATCTATAGAGTCTAGTTTTGAGAAGAAAGAGAAAGAAGAGACACAGAGAATGGCATTTATGGCTAATGTGAATACTTTCTTGCAGTCTCCATGAAGTCCTTTCGCTAAGACATACACACTAAGAAAACTAGCAACACTATCTGGATTCTCTGAGTGAGAGTCGTTTATCGTTTCTCCAGAGACATACGATGAGATGAACGCTAAATTAGATGTGGAGTTATTGAATAGGAACGAAGCACCATCTAAGATAGAAATGTGACAAGATCACGAAACATATATAGTATATTATGAGCAAGCATACAATACAGATGCTAAAGCTAAGGCAATAGCTATGAGAAGAATGGCTATGATGGAGGATAAGAGACAAGCAATGGAGCAAGGTGCAACATGAGCAGAACAAAACCAAGCAATGATAACTAACCAAATGATGCAATGACAACAAGAAGCACCATCTTTATCTGATATAACAGCGAATGGATAAGTATAAGGCGTTACAAGCAATAAAGGAAAGTGATTGACGACAATTGATAGTACAAAGACTGAAAGAAGAATCAGAAACATTCATGAAGAGCTTTCTCCATGATGTTGATGAAGATGCTTATGTTAAGAAGTTCACACCATTACACTTAGTACAAGTACAGATCAAGACGCTAGATAGACTACCAATGTTACTAGATGAGATGATGAGTGAAGAACAACCATCAATAACGATAGATCACACCAAGTAAACCATAAGCTACACTGTGTATATAGTGTAGCAAACAGGTCTACTTGACCTACATTTACTAATAACAACTTCGTGATATGAGTGACGTTACAACTCCAGAAACAATCGTAGACACTGTAGAAGCTGATGCAGTAGACAACGTACCTAACACAGCGACAGTACCCAGTTTTAGACTCAAAGAAGAAGCTGACAAGAGGAGAGCAGTTGAAGAGGAGAATAAAACACTAAGAGAACAAGCAGCCAACAAAGAAGCAGAACTCGTGTTTGCAGAGGCTAAATGAAAGTTTGGAGCAGATGCTATGACTAATGAAAAGGTTATTGCACTGAGAGAAGAACACCCGACACTATCACGAGAACAGGCAATATCTTTCGCAGGACTAGGTAAGAGTAAACCAAACGATGTGCAGCAAGGCAGTACTTTTGTTGGGAGACCATCAGGAGAGACAGCCAAAACTGATATGACACTCGAAGAGAAGAAAATCGCACTAAGTCAAGCATGGAAAGATTGAGCCATAAAATTTTAATTTACTTATGAATTATTTAGATGGCAATTACAACCTCGAGTAACATCTTGACTACAGGATCGTTAGACTCATACATTTATGATACAGCGATTCGTAACTACCAAGATAAAAGATTTTTCCTACAGTTTTGTAAACAATACATGAAACCAGCAGGTACTACATCAGTAACAGTGTACAGCACAAAAGACATGGATGGTACTAGTGCTACTCTTACAGAGGGTACAACACCATCATCTACTGCTTTCACTGTTACACCACAAGTATTAAGTTTAACTCAATACGGTTCAAGAGTAGAATTTTCTGATATTGCTTTGGAAGATGCACCTATTGATATTCTTACTGAGGCTTCTTTTGAACTAGGTAATGATATTGCTAGAAAGTTAGACAAAGTGTGCCAAGATGTAATTGATGCAGGTACTAATGTATTATACTCAGCAGTTGGTGACGCATCATCAGCTAGAAACCAAATTGATGCAGGAGATATTATGACTTATGAACTACTTGCAGAAGCAGTATCACAACTTACAGCAAGCGATGCTCCTACATTCGGAGAGGGATTTGTTGCAGTAATGCACCCCCATGTATGGCATGATCTTGCTACTGAAGCAGGACTAGGTTCTATCATCTCACCTACTGTATACACAGGAGGAAACAACACTAAGTTTACTGGAGAAATTGGTATGCTTGCTTGTGGAGTAAGAGTAGTACTCTCAAGTAACGTACAATTTTATGCTGACGCCTCTGATGGAGCAGGTAGCACAGGTACAATAGATGTTTACCCTACCTATGTATTCGGACAAGATGCTTTTGCGTCTGCAATGTCAGGAGGGATCAACACATACTACAAACCACTAGGAACTGGGGACGATTTCTTGAACCAAAGAGCTAATATCTCATGGAAAACAAGAGCTGGATTCGGAATCTTGAAAGAAGAAGGATTGTATAGAATTGAAACATCATCATCAATTGGTGCAAACGCATAGCACAATGGGAGCATTAGCTCCCCCCTTTATTAAATTACATGAATTATTATGGCAAGTGTAGACACACAACTAAACCAAGCATCAGACGTTGTATTAATGGATGCAGTTGTTGCAGACCTTACAGCGATCAGAGCAGCGATTGTAGCTATTACAGCACAACTTGATGCTGATGCAGGTGTTACAGACACAGATTATGCAGAGAATAACGATCCAGAAGCTTTGACTACAACAACTTAGCCATATTGGGAGTTCATCTCCCTTTATATACTAATAGTTTATTTTATTATTATATAATCAGAGATGGCAAATAAGACAAAGAGTGTAATAGCGGGTATTGTATCACGTCTAGCAATAGATAACACAGAACTAGCTAAGAGGATGGGGATCAGCGTACCAAGACTAATGCAACTACTCAATGACCCTAGAACAGCAGTAGATGCAAGTAAGATAAGGGCAGCAGAGGACTACATCACACAACTAGCAGTAAACGCCACAGCAACAGTTGTAGGTACAAGAGTCAAAGAACATAAGGCATCAAGTGCTAATCTAACACCACCTGATGAAGTATGAGAAACGGATATGGATATTGATGTAGTAAGGTTATGGTATCTGGAAGTAATAGGTAAAGAAGTACCGAACAACAAGAAGAACGATGAGGAATGGATGAAGAAGAAAATACAAGAGGCTAGTTAATTTATCTAAAACTAACACTAATGACTGTACCAGAGATATTACAGTATAGTAGGGAGACAACAAACACATCATCTAGTATGACTAACTTGTCAGACGCTAGTCTTTTGCCTTATCTTAATATGGTATACAAGACAGTAGTAGGCACTATTATAGATAGAGTAGGTGAGGCTTATTTTGTGGGTAGGTTTAGTGATGATCTAGTAGCATGACAAGCTAGATACCAATGGAGAGAATCAACAAGTATTCAGGCATGATTCAAGAACATACAAGAACTAACGGTAAAACGAGACACTACAGACGATAACTATCAGGTATTGAAGCAACGTGACAACAGAGATGATTATGTATCAGATACACAAGAGGCTACTGATCTATCTACAGCTAATGGTTACTATGAGATAGAATGACAATACTTGCGTATATATCCAACACCATTAAATACAGTGACAGACGGTATACAAGTAAGAGTAACAAAGAATGTCATTGATTTGGTAGTAGACTGAGCAGAGACAACAATCTTTCCAGACCATACAGAATTAAGAGGATACCACGACATACTTATGTATTGATTAAGACCTATCATATACCAAATAAAAGGACAGATCAATGAAAAGAATGATGCAAAACAAGAGTTTGCTATGGAACTTGAGAAGTTTATAGATAACATAAAATATAAGAATGATGAGAGTATAGTGGTAGAACTACCATCTTTATCTTATTACAAGAGCTAATGGTGATGATAAATGGCTTTTACTGAGGGATGGCGGGGCATGATGTGCTTATGTCAAATAACCAGTGAGCCTATAGTGAGAACCTACACATAAGGAACCCTGAATACATGAGCTTATGACAAAAACCTCTAGTAGAAATAACCACTAGTACTAACCTAATGCTATGTACAACAGCGTGAGACTACTACGCAGGAACAAATGGCACTATATATGATGATGATTGAGTGCTAG